AACCCGCACTGAGTAAAGGTCGTATAAAAGTTATTGCCAGTACCACTTGGGAAGAATATAGTCAGAGTTTTGAAAAAGATCGTGCATTAATGCGTCGTTTTCAACGTGTTACCATTGACGAACCTAGTCCTGCCATTGCTAAAGACATTTTGTACGGGCTCAGATTAAATTTTGAAAAGTTCCACAATGGTACTATTACTGACGACGCTATTGAAGCAGCAGTTGAATTAAGTGTACGGTATCAGACTGATAAAAAACTTCCGGACAAGGCAATTGACCTTATTGATGCTTCGTGTGCCAAGTTAAAAATTAAAGATGTGGCATGGACAGTGGATCGTTCGGTAATTATCAACACTGTCAGCAGACTAACTAGAATCCCAGTTGAACAAATTGGAAACACCGAAGGTACCAAGGGGATTGAAAGTCTAGAAGTGAATATCAAAGATAAACTTTATGGGCAAGATACTGCTGTGGGTACTGTGCTAGAAAAAATATATGTCAGCCGTGCCGGATTAAAATCCATAAACAAGCCTATCGGTAACTTCCTATTCCTAGGACCAACTGGCACTGGTAAAACAGAACTAGCAAAATTACTAGCAGAGAATCTTGGCATGAAGTTGTTACGTTATGACATGAGTGAATATCAGGAACGTCATACTGTCGCTAAACTTATTGGTGCTCCCCCAGGATATGTGGGCTACGAAGATGGTAACCTAGGTGGTGGCTTACTAATTAGCGACATTGAAAAGAATCCCAACTGTATCATACTAATGGATGAAATTGAGAAAGCTCATCCTGACGTAAGTAACATTTTGCTGCAGATGATGGACGAAGGTACTATCACAAGCAGCAACGGCAAGAAAGCCGACTGCCGCAATGCCATTGTTATCTTAACCAGTAATCTTGGTGCAGCTGACAACGAACGTAACACAATTGGATTTACCAAAGAACTACAAAAGTCCGGGGAAGATGATAAAGCAGTTAAAGACTTCTTCAAACCTGAATTCCGCAATCGCCTGGATGGCATTATTAAATTTGCCAAACTTGATGACCTAAGTATGCGTAAGATTGTGGTCAAGTTTATTGCTGAACTAAATGATCTTTTAGCGGATAAACAATTAAGAGTCAGGCTTACTGAACTGGCTGTCGATGAATTGGTATCAAAAGGATTTGATCCAAAAATGGGAGCAAGACCCTTGCAACGAAAGATCAATGATTTAATCAAAGTCCCACTGAGTAAAAAAATATTATTTGAAAAAATACCCCCAGCAAGTATAATTATCGTGGATTTTTTAAACGATGAGTTTACATTTAAAATAGTGGGGGCAACCGACACCACATATAGAATAGACGAAAATGGATACATTGTTCTGGAAGAATCTATCTAGCAATATAGAGATAGAGTATACTTCCAAGCAGTTTTACAAACAATACCTATATCGATTGGAAATAAATGCGCCCGGATGCAAAAGTATCCGTAGTGAAGATATAGGTGCGAACATTACTCGTAGAAAATCTTTTGCACGAGATTATAACTACGGTGGCTCCTGGTGGGATGTAAGATTAAAGGAAATTCTAGATTCTGCAGATATAGGATTTTTACATGTTCTTAAAGATTTATTCTACGAATATCCAGAAATCAAGATTAGGACAGAAGAACCAAAAGTAACTGTCTATGCTGACAGCGAAACCATGCTGCAAAGTGTAGCCAGGTCCATTAGTCCAGATTACAGGCATAACATTATATCGGCCACGGGCCCAGAAAATAGTGTTAAGGAAACACTACTCAAAGGCAATGTAATTCTGGTCAAACGTAAACCAGATTTTCAGTATAGGGTTTGGTTTAAAGAAAAACAATACAACAGCACTTGCAGAAGTCAGGTGCTTTCTTACCTGACCAATCTTGGGAATCTTGTAAAACTAACCGATCATACCAAAGAATCACTGGCTAAACAGCATGATTGGATGTGGGGGTGTTATTTTTATACCAATGATGCAGGGGTTGCAGATATGGTTAGGCTCATACATCCGGATATTATTAGAGAAGTTTGTGAGCTGGTATATATACAGGAATAAATACCCGTATATTCAAGGAGCCCAAGATGGCAAAAATACACGAAGAAGTAATTGTAATCACAATCAGTAAATTAATAAAAGACTCTGATGCTGTAGATGCACCTGATCTTGCAAATACCGAGATCATTGCAGCTTTGGGATCAGTAGCAGAAGAATTATTCGGCAACGGTGTAGTTGTTGAAGTAAACAAAGCATAATCAAATTTTAACCAAGAGAGAAATCAATGACCAAAAAAGTAATCGATGATGGTGTCGCTCCGGCACCAACTGATGCTGTAGCTCTAATCAAAGCGGCTGCGGCAAAACAAGCACAACAAACACAACAAGTAGAACAGGGTACACCGTTTAACTTTGCTGCATGCCATTTGCATATTGGTATTCCATGTTATGGCGGCATGGTCAGCGAACCCACTATGACTTCACTGTTGCGATTCATTCTTATGGCACAGCAAGTTGGGTTAAACTGGAGTTTAGATACCATGGTAAACGAGTCATTGGTTACTCGTGCCCGTAATAATCTAATGGCCAAGATGATGACTAATGCACAGGCCACACATTTTATGTTCATTGATGCGGACATTCGTTTCCAGCCAGAAAGTATTTTACAGATGATGGCCTGTGATAAAGATGTCATCGGTGGGTTGTATCCCAAGAAAGCATTACCAGTTAATTATGTTATCAACCTACGTCGCGAAACCAAAGTACAAGGCGATATCTTTACTGTGGACACCATGGGCACAGGCTTCTTGATGTTCAAGAAGGATGTTTATGTGCAACTGTGTGCGGCACACCCAGAAACCAAGTATGTGGATGATGTTGGTTTAGGTAAACAGTATGAACCCACAATGTATTCAATCTTTGATTGCGAAATTGATGAAAAAGGACACTACTTGTCGGAAGATTGGTTGTTCTGCCGTAGATGGAGTGCGCTGGGTGGGGAGATATGGGCACACGGTAAGGTACTGTTGAACCACATCGGCCATTACGAGTTTGTGGGCGATCTTGCCAAGATGCCTCAGTTTGGTCCAACTGGTGATGCTCCGCAAATGGATGCAGGTACTCCGGCTGCGTTACAAGATGCTATCAAGATGGCACAAAAAGCACCAGCCTAAGGAGCATGTATGGATAAAGAAACATTACATTTCAAAATAGGACTAAGCAGTACCAGTGCGGAGAAAAAACCCAAATTTTCCATAGCAGTTGACGGGAACATCATGCACGAGTGTGAGCTCAGTCAATCTCCCAACGTAACCGAGTACTTTGAATTTGATGTTTCTTTAACCGAAGAAGCTCACGAATTACAAATTTCGTTATTAAACAAAGAATCCACAGATACTATACAAGATTCTGAAGGTAATATTGTTAGTGACATGTTATTAAACATCGATAGTATTGAAGTTGATGAACTTGATCTAGGGAGTTTACTCTGGACAGCTAGCATTTATAACCCAATTTACCCTGATCATTACCTAAATCAGGACCAACGGAATATCAAAGATGTCACTAACTGCGTACACCTGGGTTGGAATGGAGTTTGGCGTTTGCCATTTGATAGTCCGTTTTATATCTGGTTACTCGAGAACTTATAATCTTAATAAATATAGCAATAGAATGGTATTATAATGTTTATTGCTAGTTTATTTGAGAATTATATTACTGAGGACAGCCCTAGATTAGTAGTACTTTATCCTGGGCGTTTTCAGCCCTTTCATCTGGGGCATGCGGATGTTTTCCGATCTCTCCAGGGCAAGTTTGGTAGAGATCAGGTCTTTATTGCCACCAGCAACAAAACTGAACTACCAAAAAGCCCCTTTAACTTTTCCGACAAACTGGCCTTTATAACAGCGGCAGGAGTCCCTGCTGATCGTATCATCCAATCCGCAAATCCTTATAGGATGCCTGCAGAGTTTGACCCCACCAAGATTATTTTTGTAGTAGCGGTCGGAGAGCCTGATAAAGACCGATTAAATCCCGGCGGTGTTAAAAAAGATGGCAACCCTGGTTACTTTCAAAAATTTGTAAGCATTGATCAGTGTGAGCCTGGAGACAAACACGGCTATGTGATCATTGCTAACGAACGCCAGAAAACAATTAAACTAGGGGACGAAGTTATTGATGTGAGCCACGGAACTGAAGCCCGGGCCGCCTGGGACAACATCAGAAACGATCCAAAACTTAGAGCTCAGTACCTGATGCAAATGTACGGCAGAGACGACGCCGAACTGGGACGCATATTAGATAAAATACCACACACCATGAACGAAGACATTCCACCACCAGAAAACGCACGTAAAACACAGATCGCCGGAACACTGGGCACATATAAAAAAGCCAGTGATGTATTCAAACAGCACGGAGCATCGGGTAAAGCACTGGATTTTGGTGCCGGACTTGGAAAAGGTACTGCAGAGCTGGGCAAAGATGCCGAGAGTTATGAGCCGTATCCCGGTCCGGACTTTGAACCACACTACGTGGATGTATCTAAAATACCGGACAACAGTTATGAACGTATTGTAAACTTAAACGTATTAAACGTGGTACCAAATACATCAAAACATCGTATTCGTGATGAGATTGTTCGTAATATAGGTCGAGTGTTAGCACCGGGTGGTATAGCAATTATTACAACCCGCGGTAAAGATGTACTCACTATTAAAGGTACTCCTGGTGAAGAACCCATGAGTATGATAAGCAGTATTGGCACATATCAGAAGGGTTTTACTTCAAAAGAACTTCGTGATTATGTGCAGAATGTATTGGGCAATGGGTTTAATGTCAACACACTTAAACTTGGTCCTGCTGGAGTAGTTGTTCGTAAAAACGAAAACATATCAGAAGAGGCTGCTGGCGTAGGCGTGGTCAAGAACAGTAAAGACCCACGTTACAGCATGGCCACTATGGGCGACCAGAATGATGTAACCGGTGACACCTCAGATAAAGCAATGCGAGCCTTTCATCTCAAGGAACGAATGATATCGATTCAGGAACAATTGAACTCAATCAAGGCCAAGTATAGAAGGCTGCGTTAGCATGATACACCTGTCCACGGATGTTCAGTGTCATTGGAGTGAAACTCCTCCAAGTTACAGAATCTACGTTGACGGTGACATGTTAACCGAAAGAACCTTTCGCTGGGCCGGCTATCAAAATTATATTAGAGAACATGTTGTCTGCGAACTTACTCCAGGCACACACATGATCAGGGTGGAAAATTGCTGCCAGCAGGGCTCTTTTAAGTTAGCCGGCTTAATAATTGAAGGCGTTGAACACACAAGAAGTCCCGGAGATACAGAACAGCAATACACATTCGTAGTATAAATACATAAATTATTAGGATTTATTCATGAAACCCACAGATTTTATCACAGAAACCAGTCAGATTGCACAAGAAGCCGACAGTATGCATCAGGACCACGAAGTGCAGATGGCACGTTCCGACTGCTATAATGCAGCTAGATATGCAATTGAGTTGCACCGCATGCTCAAAACGATCAGTGAACAGCAGGGCCTGGACGGTTGGGTTAGCGAAAAGATTACCTTGGCCAACGATTACCTTCGCTCAGTACACGAATATCTAGGTCATGAACTGAAACACGAAGAAGAACAAGGAATGATGCAGTTTGCCGAAGGCGCTGCAGAATATGCTCTGGAAAAAATGATCAAAGAAGATGCCACTGGTGGCGGATCAAGCAGCTCGGGTATCTCAATTTCCATGTCGGGTGGTGGAAATCACAAGCCCGGTACTGGCAAACCAAAAAAGATTAGTAATGCTGCCAAGATGTCAAAAGTCACTATGGGCAAGGGTGTCTACGATAAATGAGCGACATGCGTGATCTAATGGAAAAATCCGGATTTCCCTTTGCTGGTAAAGCAGTGGGACAGAAACCCGGTGACCAGGTTCGTGGCGGTGAACCCATGCCTAAAAAAGGCGGGGGTAAGAAACATCCCCATCATGGACGTCTAGTAGGTGATGGTGGTACATCGGAAAGTATAGAAGCAAATCTACGTCAAGAATACGATCAGTATCTTGCTGAATACGGTGCGCCTGGTTCAGGTATAGGCAACGATACCGCAATTAACCCTGCCGAACAGTTTGCAGTAAAAAAACAACAACAGGCCCAGAAGGACGAAATACAAAATCAAGTTACTGGATTGATGGCACAAGTGCAGGGTGCTCGTGGGCAGATTGTACAATTAAACCGATCATTTCCACAGGGCGCAAACCCAGTTGAAAAAGCCATGGCATTGAAAGATATGCAATCACAACGGGTACAACTTGGTAGACAGATTGAAGATCTAATGCAGCAGGTCGCTGCATTAAGAGCGCAGGCTATGTAAGAGGACATAATGTTTATTCACGATTTAGTTTCAAAAAAACAACGAAATATTGTACAGGAATCATCTGGACTTGGTGACGTTTACCGAGATGTGGCTGAGCTTAATGATCTGGGATTGACATTGCCCGAGATAGCGCAGCGCCTGGGTATGAGCACACAAGAAGCCGAGGAGATTCTATCCGGCGTACAGAGCTCGGCCAATGACAGTGATATTTCAGAAGCAGTATCCCGCGCACAGCAGGCCGCTATTGCCATTGCCAAGAAGAAAAAGCAAGAGGTGGGGGAAAGTGCGAACAAAGGTCTTTATTATAACGTAAACAAGCGCAAGAAGGCAGGCACCAGTAGAGATGCTAGTCATCCCAAAGCACCAACAGCACAGGCATGGCGAGATGCAGCCAAGACTGCAAAAAATGAAAGTGTAACGGAAGGTAGTGATGATATTGCCAGTGCCAAAGAACTTTTAGCACAATTGGAAAGACAATTTGATTCTAGCTATGAATACAGTGACGATCACAGTGTATGGAAAAAACACAACGAGATCAGACAAGAAATGAATCGTTTGAAAAAGATCATTGGTCAAGGTGAACAAGGTGTGGCGGAAGCAACCGGTGATGAGAAGTTTGACACCATGATGAAAAAAGTTGCAAAGACCCCAACTCAAGCACAAAGAAATGCCGAACGCATTAGGCAAAAAAGAGAACGAGAAGAAGAGACTCATAAGCATTTTGCCAATGGTGGCGGGTTTGGCCCAAGCCCAGCCGACAAATTAAGTATTAGAAAAGGTGTGGCGGAAGGTTATGACAGTGAAGAACTGGCCAACGAAGTATACGCAGAGTTTGAAAGAATTTATCCCAACTTGGCCCGTCAGGCAAATGAACGCACAGTACATGCCGCAATCCTGGACGTGTTAAATTACGGTGACGGTAGTGATCCTGGTGCGTTGGCACAAGATGTTGCTCGTGCTGTTAAGCGTGATATGCAACAAGATGTGGCAGAAGGCTACGATGATGATGGTTATGGGTATAAATCTTTAACCAAAGAACAAATTACAGAGTTAATAAGATCTGGTAATTGGGAAGCAATGTCGGACATTAACCCTGGCAAGCATCTACAACTACGTAACACTCGCAATGGAAAGAATACCACAGTCCATGTCAAGCAAGATATGGCAGAAAGCGATGAACATGACATTGCATCCTTGCAAAAATATTTTGACCCCAGTGTTGCATATGACGCAGCCAGTCATAAACCAGCCATGATGCAAAGAAAAGATTTAAAGGGGAAAACTCATCACTTGGTAAAACAATCAAGTGGTAACTATAAATCATCCCCTGCCGATTATGATCAAATGATCAGAGACGTTGCCAACAGCAATGCTGCTCCGGAACATAAAAAAGCGGTCATTGATGCACTAATGGCTAAAAAAAATGAATTGTCGGAAAGCACAGATGGACTTAATCCTGGTGATAATATTAAAATCACCACAATCAAAGGTAGTACGTATACTGGTACATTAAGTCACATCAATGACAATCAGAGCATTGTGTTAAACACCATGGGCACCGGCGGCAATCCGCATGATCCGACCGACAAACAATCACGCAAGCATGTTGTTGCTATCAAAATGTCGCACGTGGCAACCATTGAGTCAATTGATGAAGTGACCGAAACTTCGGCGCAGGGTAAACTACATCAGCAGCATCAGACACTACGCAAACAGTCAGGATTACCTCACCCTAACTATTATAAAGAACTCAAGACAACTTTTGACTTGCCCGATCAGGAACGTCAGGCCAAGGTTGCTGAATTAAAGAAAAAATATAAAGTGACTGAGAGTGATCAAGATAGACAAAAATATGTAATCAATGTACAAACAGGACAGGTTGTGGATGGTCCTTTTGACAGCATTGGTGAAATTCCATTACGATTAATGGGCTATGATGGCTCACACAAAATAGTATCTGCCAGTGAATTAAAAAACGCACAGGGCATGGCAGAAGCAAAACATTTCCGTACAACCTACGGTTGGGCCGGCGGCAGCAATGAAAAAACCGGCGGGAAACATAAGCATCCTGATCAAACAAAAGCAGACAAAGAAGCCAATAAAGCAGAAAAACAAAAGCAAAGCCGTGATGCTTTTGATGGTATGTTCGGTGGCGGTAATCCTGCTGACAAACTCAGTGTCAGAAAGAAAGATGTAGCAGAAGGTATCTACGAAGATATCGAACGCTATGTTGAAGCACTTAATCGTGCCGGATATGAATTGCAAGAAGAAAAAACCCGTTTAGATCCAAAATGCTGGACAGGTAAAAAAATTGGTAACCCCAAGACCAAGGTCAAGGGTGGAGTAAGAGTAAATAACTGTGTACCCAAATAAGGAGATCAATCGTGGCTAAAGCATCATCAACAGGTAAAAACGCTATTCAAAAAGTAGTAAAACTAACTAGCCAGGGCGGTCGTAATCCCAAGACCAGCGCAATGAACAAGTCTAATAGACGAAGTTATAAGAAGAATAGAGGACAAGGCACGTAATGGAAGAGTTAATTAAAACTAGTAAGGTTGCATTTGCCAGCGAATATGCGTTTATGGTTAAGGCGCAGTTTTTTCACTGGAATGTGGAAGGATCAAACTTTCCGCAATATCACGCTTTGCTTGATACAATTTACAGCGAAGTACAAGATAACCTAGATACTTTTGCAGAAAACATTCGCAAGCTTGGTGCATGGACTCCAGCTAGTTTTACTAGATTTAGCATGTTGAGTCAAATTGAAGATGAGACACAGATTATGCCTGCTGAAGCAATGTTGGCAGAATTGTATCAGGACTGCGAAAAAATGATCCAGATGTTCCGAGTAGTCTTTATGTTGGCCGAACAAAACCGAGAATTTGGACTAGCCAACTTCTATGCAGATCGTCAGGATGCTCATGCAAAACATTGTTGGATGCTGCGGTCAACACTTAAATAACAATGCGGCCTAGTGCCGCATTTTACTCTATATAATGTCAATCAAATTAGATAATTCAATTGGTCCAAACTTCTGTTATGCCCCCTGGACAAACGTGCATATAAACACTCAGGGCACTTACAAGACCTGTTGTGCCGGCGAGTCTTATATTGCGGATCTTCGTGTCACACCAATCAGCGAAATCATTAATTCAAAGTTACTGCTTGAAATTAAACAGGACATTTTAAACAATCAGACTCATAAAAATTGTGTACAATGTGCTAGACAAGAATCAATGACCAGCAACAGCGAACGACGTTGGTACAACGACATTGCTGAAAATAAAATTATCAGCCTGGAGTCTATAAAAAATCAAAGTCTACAAAATTTAGACATACGTTGGTCAAATACCTGTAATCTCAGTTGCGTGTATTGTGGTCACGAAGCCAGCAGTCAGTGGGCTGCAACAAAAAAGATTCCCGCGGAGCGATTGGACTATAGCAACACCATGCCCGGCATATTAGAGTTTATTGATGCCAACCGATCCACGTTAAAAAATCTAGGGCTGCTTGGTGGAGAACCTCTGCTGCAGAAAGAAAACGAGCAATTACTGGATGTAATTGATCCCGATGTACACATAAATGTGATTACCAATCTAACTGTACCGTTAGCAAATAATAAAATTTTCAAGAAGTTGTTGGAGAAAAATCAGGTGGTCTGGGATATTAGTTTTGAAACTGTAAAAGAAAAGTTTGAGTATGTCAGACACGGTGGATCCTGGGATTTAATAATAAACAATATCAGATACTTACAAGAAGCTGTCAAAGATAAACCCGGGCATTTAGTGGGGGTCACTGGAGTTTATTCAGTGTACAATGCACTAGACTTGTCTACCATACACGAATATTTTAAAGAACACAATTTGCCCAGCCTAAGATGGAATGAACTACATCATCCGGAAAAGTTATCGGTTAGAGCATTACCGGAAAAATTTAGATTGATTGCGGCAGACCAGTGTGAACAATCGATAAAATATCATGCTTTGCACAGACAACGCACTTGGTTACAAGAAATGGCCACTAGTCTAAGGGCCACTGTTAACGATACCGTTGATTGTGAATACTTGTACGATTGGCATCAGGATCAAGAACAAAAATATTGGCCAGACTTTAAATACCGGTTTGCCGATCTATGGCCGGAGTATCAATGTTAATTGTTTATATACATGGTGCCAGTGCAACTGGTGAAAGTTTTAATTATATTCGTGATCATATCAAAGGATACCAAGAACTAGTCATTGACTACGACAGTCGTAATGGCTTTGAAAAAAATCTTGCTGATATGCGTCATCAGTTAAGCGAGTTACACAGCATTTTTTTTATATGTCATAGTCTAGGCGGTATATATGCATTACATCTAGCCGACGAAATGTCTGATCGTGTGCTGGGTGCAATTACACTAAGTACTCCATATGGCGGGGCTGAAATAGCTGATGTTGCAAAATATTTCTTGCCGTATAGTAGACTATTAAAAGATATTGGTCCCAACTCATGGGCAATGCGGCAAGCCAGGAAGATAGAAATACATCATCCCTGGACCAATGTGGTCACCGTCACAGGTAATGCACCCTGGGTAGTACAACCAAATGATGGTGTTGTAACTATCGCCAGTCAACGACATCATGGGCAAGATATGGAGTTAGTTGATATAGAATCCAACCACTATGAAGTGGTATTAAGTGATCAAACAGTAAACATAATTCAAGAAAGGTTACCAAAATGCTAGGAGAAATACCGTACATGATTGTTTGGGGGTTTTTTAGTGCCATGGGCTGGATGAGTGCCAGCTGGACTGTGGACAAAGTGATGCCAGACAAGGAAAAAGTAATGATATGTAGGAAACAAGAATCAGACAATTTAATTTGTAAAGAAGAATTAAAAACTTCAACTGAGGTAAAATAAAAATGGCACATTTAGTTGCAAATATACCACCTGTTCATTGTTATATTCGTAAAGAGTTTCTTTACGACTTCCAACAAGGTCACGAAGAATACGAACCATGTGTGTGGGTTACAATTAAAAGTATTCGTGGACAAGCGTTTAGAATAGAAAGTTACTTACCAAACTACGGTGCTCTTTATGACAAATTACCGTTACATGCGTTTGTGTCGCGCACAACCGATATTGAACCTGAGAAATTTCTACCTTTAGACTCACTACAAATTTGGGACTGCTTTAGTTATGATTTTACTGTAATTCAAAAATCATTCTTGAGAAATTTAACTGCCAAGTTTTATGCTAAAGACAAACAATTTTACCAAGGTAATTATTTGTTTACAGTGGACCATTCTGCTCCTGATTTAAATATTATAGACACAAGTTATGCTGAAGATCCTGAGGATCACAAAAGTTTTAATTTTATACAGTTGGATAACGGTCAATATGCAGCACAACCAAACAATCGTTGCTTATTCTTAGATGCGTCGAGCAATCCAAAAGAAATGCTATTTCCTGACTTCAAAGTAGCAACCAAGAAATATGTGGTCGAACAAAATCCCAAATGGGCGTTGGGCGATACTGACACGGTAATGTATGAATAAATTCAAAGCAAAGACTTCACCTTAGGACCGTGAGGGCGCGGCTGCTGCGCTGTCAATGGGAGTCGTGCCCCGAAGATAGAAGTGAGCACTAAATATCATCATGAACGTTAAAGAAATAATCACTGAACTAGGTAATGCTCCGTATTCATCGGCTGTTACTTATGCTGATTCCAAGAATGTGGAAATAGTGAGTCACGATCTAGGACTAGTAGTTAATTTAACGGTTAATAATTTCAATAATGTAGAAATAGAATTTACTGTCAATGGCAAGCTCAGTATAGAACCCAATAAGAATCCCTATGCTGTACTTTCAACTGTATATGATATTTTATCCAAAGAACTTGTCAAATTTATCGACAATTATCAAAAAGTAGAACGCAGTCGCATATACGTAGTTCAATTTTACGCAGTAGAGTCCAGTAGAGTCAAACTCTACGATCGTTGCGTCCCAATAATTAGTAAAATTCTAGGACCTGACTGGAAGTTCAAGTCAAGTTATCAACTTAACAAATCTAAACAATATCGGTGGGAAAACTTTAGCTAGTATTTTTATCTAGTAAATAACTGATGGACATTATACTCTATACACTAATAGTAACTCATATTACCATTGCCTGCGTTACTATTTTTTTACATAGAGGGCAAGCACACCGCGGAATAGAATTTCATCCTATACTCAGTCATTTTATGCGTTTTTGGTTATGGCTAACCACAAGCATGGTCACTAAACAATGGGTAGCAATACATCGTAAACATCATCAATACAGTGATGTACAAGGAGATCCCCACACTCCGCATGTGTATGGTATTTGGCGTGTGTTGTTTGGTGGTGCATTGTTATATCATAGTGCCAGTAAAGACATAGACATGATTAACCGGTACGGGGTGGGAACTCCGGATGACTGGATGGAACAGAATGTTTATACCAAATTTAATAAATTGGGCATAATAATTATGTTGCTAATTAATCTATGGTTATTTGGATTCTTAGGCTTTGTGGTCTGGGGTATACAAATGCTCTGGATTCCTTTCTGGGCTGCGGGTGTAATCAATGGCCTGGCACATTGGTGGGGATACCGAAACGGAACGACCCGAGATCAATCTAGAAATATTATCCCCTGGGGTATCATCATTGGTGGTGAAGAGTTACACAACAACCATCATCTGGCACCTGCTAGTCCACGATTAAGTAGACGCTGGTTTGAATTTGACATTGGCTGGATGTATATCAAAATATTTGAGTATCTTCGTCTATTAAAAACTAGACAACAGTAAAATTATAATATATAATTAACTTTTATTAGGAGACCATGATGTCAGGTTCAAGAATGTTTTCGTCTGAGCAAAAAGCAAAACTCACTCAAATTATTAACGAAGGTATGGCAGTAATGCAAGAGGTTGAAGATCTTAATGCTGGCCTCGGCGATACTATCAAGGCAATTGCCGAAGAGATGGAAATTAAACCGGCCATTCTTAAAAAGGCAATTCGTATTGCACATAAATCCAGACTGGGCGACGAAAATGCCGATCACGAAGAATTAAACACCATTCTGGAAACAGTGGGCAAAACTCTTTGATCGATCTATTGTACAAAACCTTTGCCTGGGTACAAGACGATTGGCGTAGCCACAAATTAAGATTTTTTGTTGAAATATTGGGTTGGGCATGCAGCGTTGGATGTGCTCTGGTATTTGCATTAACTGTGCCCAACCCTCCTCTATTTTTCTTATACCCAGCCTGGATCGTTGGATGTTTGTTATACACTTGGGCATCTTGGAGTCGCCGTAGTTTTGGTATGTTACTCAATTACTTGTTGTTAACAACTATAGATTCTGTTGGTCTTGCAAGATTACTACTTAACTAGTATAATATATCTATGAGTTACATTGATGCCTTGTATGACAGGAATTCGGACCGTATACATGTTGTAGAACGGGCCGGCGGCCAGAGGGTTTATAAAGAATACCCGGCCAATTACGTATTGTATTATGATGACCCGCGGGGCAAGTATCGTACTGTGTACGGGACATCGGTAAGCAGATTCTCGTGCCGATCAAATAAAGAATTCCAAAAAGAACTACGTATTAATAGCAACAAACGCCTTTGGGAGTCGGATATCAATCCGGTGTTCCGCTGCCTTGAAGAAAACTATCTTGGGACAACTAGTCCTAAATTACACACTGCATTTTTCGATATTGAGGTCGACTTTGATCCGGTGCGTGGTTTCTCTAAACCTGAAGATCCATTCAATCCAATCACTGCTATTTCCATTTACATGGATTGGTTAGATAAAATGGTTACTCTGGTAGTACCACCAAAGAGTTATAGCTGGGATACTGCACAAGAAGTTTGCGATCGTTATGATAACTGTTTCTTGTTTGAACGTGAAGAAGATTTACTCAGTACATTCCTAGATCTCATTGACGATGCAGATATACTAAGTGGTTGGAACTCAGAAGGATTTGATATTCCCTACATGGTTATGCGTACCACTAGAGTACTGAGCAAAGACGATACACGTCGCTTTTGTCTCTGGGGGCAACTACCAAAACAACGTACATTTGAACGCTTTGGTGCCGAGCAATTAACTTTTGATACAATTGGCCGTGTGCATATGGACTACATGCAATTGTACCGCAAGTACACATATGAAGAGCGCCATAGTTATAGCCTGGATGCAATTGGTGAGTACGAACTGGACGAACGTAAGACGCAGTATGAAGGTACACTGGATCAATTATACAACAAAGACTTTCCCAAGTTCATTGATTACAACCGACAAGACACCATGCTTGTTGCCAAACTAGACAAGAAACTTCGCTTCTTGGATCTTGCCAATGAACTTGCACACGACAACACTGTGTTACTGCATACCACCATGGGTGCAGTAGCAGTTACCGAGCAGGCGATTATTAACGA